TTTATTATCTATACAAGGAAAAACAATAGGTATACTAAATCTTATATTTGTAGCTGACTTAGCTTGTCCTTCAATTTTGGTATTACTACCGAATCCCCAAGCACCAAAAGTAACTCCAAAGCCAACTTTTCCACCTTCACCGGACATATTAGCCAATGATACCTCGAATTCAATATTCTGAACACTGTATAATTTTCCTTCTATTTCTACATTGTTCTTACTGTTACTTTTCCGAGGACTTACAATAGCCCCACTGGTTTCAACTCTTTTTTGAGCAGCTGTTATACCATCAACGATTTGGGAAATTGCTTCCTCTACAAACTCCTTGAGTTCTATTACCTTTGGGGTATTCTCTGGTTCCATTTATATTTTAAATTAAAAGTTATGTTTAAAAAGTTACTTTACAATTATCGTATGCGTAAACTACGCAAATATTATATTGATTATACAATGAAACAATCATCTAATTCCATTAATGCATTTTGCTATGAACGAGATGACGGTGGACTAGATAAGGTTGCCATTAGGTATATTGAAAATATATGTAATTATATTGTAAAAGGTATCCAATAGGATGCCTTTTAGTGTATTTTACTTTTTCAATTAACTGGACCTCATGATGTTATATGGTCATTGCTTTTCATAGAATAGCAGTCCGACACGATCTATATGCTCGCCAAAAGGAGTACCTATATTCTTACTGTAATCAACTATATCTACTTTGTATAGTAACCCCAAGTCCTCTATTTGAATATTTATATCCAACAGTTCATTGAAAGATATATTTTCCCCTATAAGGGCCAAATCAATATCTGATCCTTCGGTATAGTTGCCTTTAGCTCTGGAACCAAATATTAATACCTTGTCAATATTGGGATGTTTTTTTAATACATCACTAATATCTTTTATAACTTCATTACTTAGACCAAACATATTATGCGAATAATCCAGTGATTTTACTTCTTTCAGAACCAAGCCGAACAGCTAATTGTTTTAGTAGTATAGAATACTCAGTGTAAATCTTTTCGACTATCTCACTTGCCTTGCCATCATTATAAGTGTGCGAGGTAGCAATCCTAGCTTTTGCCATTCTACGCCAACCGTCATGATCCGTAATCATATTATCTTCAAAAGCCTTCTGAAGAGTACCATTCGGACCTTGCACAAACTCGTAACCTTTATACTTCAATAGGTCTTGAAGGACTTTCCAAGCCAACTCGAAAGTATATTCAAATCTTTGTATAAGACCTTCCATTTCCAGTTCAGTTAACTCATCGGGCTGTCTTTCGGATTCTGTAACCTGTAATACTCTTTTACATGCCTTACAATAACTATCATATCTTTGTAACCAACGTATATCTTGTTCCATAAATCTTTTTTTAGTTACACAATCAATCTGCTAGACTTCTAAATTCATCTTATATAGAGTTGATGAAGTCTACAGCATAACTCATGTCCCGCTTAGTGTACTCCATGTATTCTCTGACAGCTTGGTCTGTATATCCTTTGTTTTTAAGAATCTTCCATTTGCGTAAATGTTGTTTGAAGTCATTGCTGTTTTCATCCACTGTCGGCACCTCTTTTGCAGGAGCCTCGTTATATGGCTTATTGGGTTCTTTTTTCAGTTCTGCTACAATATTTTCATCCTTGGCAACATGGGGCTTATCGTTATCCTTTGAGTTACTTTGCTCCTTTATTGCAGAAGAAAGTTTATCAATGCTTGAAGACAATTCACGACTCCTTTCAGTATATAAGTTTTTCAGTTGCTTTACATCAGCTGCAAGCTGGAGGAACTTCACAATCAAAACAATAAGAATAACCAACTGGATGATTCCAGCCAATAGATATACAAGACCTATAATTCCAAGTGCTTCCATAATTAGCTTTTATTTTGTTTTTATATTGATTCACATATAAGTGAATGTATTTTTTCGTATGAATCAAATTTTTCAGTATCAAGCTTTATGCCTAATTTCTCTACTCTTTTTATATAGTATTTTACAACTTTCTTGTATTCGGATTTATAATATTCATTCCTTTCTTTATAATCTAAGTTGTCTTTGTCCCCGAACTCGGATATTGTTTTATTGAATAATTCAATTATACTTTTATGAAATGACTCTTTATAAAGATTGAAAGACTGCTGTTTGTCGCCGTCTAAAGCAAATAATTGAGCTTTTAGTAATATGGCATCATCGTTTAGATTTTCTTCTAATTTGCCCTTAATTTTGCTAACGTTATTGGTCATCCCCCAAATCTTAAAGAAAAGAATGATTTGTAGTATTCCGAATACAATCATTACTACACCTGTAAATGTAATTATGTCTTCCATGATTTATTGATTTTTTGTTTGTTAGTCGCTTATTCTTAGTATATTAATCGGATTGTTCTTACAAATTCTCAATATCTTCCTGCTTCTCTATCTTGTCAATAGCTTCAGGAAATTCAATACCATATTTTATATACTTTTTCTTATATTCTTTTTTTAGAGATGAGATTTGCTCTTCAAGAGCTTTCTTTTTACAACCATCAGGATCTGGAATAGAATCGTTATAATACTTCTTGATTCTATAAAACATGTCATTAAATAATAATTCTGCAATTCTATTTTTATCTCCTTTAAGGATTGCTTTTCTTAGCGTCCACTGGTCTGTCCCTCCTATAAATTCACTCCTCAAATCTCTAATATCATTGGTCATACCCCAAATCTTACAAAAGAGAATTATTTGCAATATTCCGAATATTATTGAAATGACTGCTATCAATATCAGTAAGTCTTCCATGTTATTTATTCATTAGTACATTAATTAATCGTTCTTTTTCCTCGAGAAGCTTATCCTTGCCTTCGATAACAGCTTTCAAATGCTTTATTTCTATCATAGCATCTTCAAGTTTATCTTGGCATTCATTAGTTGATATATTACCGTTATTATCTCTACCAACTAAAATATTCTTTGTACCATTTTGCATTACACTAGGTGTTATATCTTCGAAGAATGATGCAGGTGATAAATTTAAAACAGATGAAATGTGTATAAGTAGTTCTGTATCAATATTTTCTTTTTCAAATATTGAATAAGTATAAGGTCTGCTTTTGTTTATCAACTTTGCAAAGTCTGTTACACTTATATTTCTTTTAGCGACTTCTTCTTTGATTTTGTTACCTATATGCATACGAATATTATTAAATTATCTTAATAGATTACACATTTTGTCTTGTTTTTAATTACAGTGTAATGTTTTTAATTACATTTGCACTATAAAGTTAACGCAAAACATTGATAACGCCAAAATAAAAGGGCAACAAAGTTAACAAAATAGATTATTTACTCTAAAAAAGACAAGATATGAAGAATCTAAATGAAGTAATGCGCATCCTAGGCGGAAGTAAACGTTTCGATTTCGAATACAATGAGAACGGATATTCCTGTATTCTAGTAGTTTCAAGTTACCACTCCGGTGAAGAAGTAAGACTCGATCTTTCTAAACTTGATGACGAAATGCTTGAAGCCTTGCAAGTAGAAGATAAAGATAATAAAGAAATGGAGGATTAAGTCATGAAAGTGAGAATCAAGAATGTAATCGGTTCAACTGGTAACGAATGGCTTCTATGGGAGCTAAAAAAGGAAGCAGGAGTAAAAGAAGGAGATATAGTTGAGGGTAAATTCAATCCTAAAAATAAGGCAGTAGACTTTACTAGAGGTACAACAGAATGTGTCGCTTGGCTCGGAGAAACTTGCGAAGAAGTTAAAGACTAAAATAATAAAGCATGCAGGTTTAGTTTTCGATGCAAACCCTTTGAGAATGCGCCTTCCGGTAATGGAGAATCTGAAAGAGGTTACGAGATAGAATGAATCTTTAATCATCTGCGCAACAGCGATACGTTGTCCTTGGCAGGCTTGGTCGCTTTCCAGGGAACTAATTACTATAATATAATAATGTATATGGAAAATCAATTAGAAACTATCAAAGCTAATCTGCCTTACGGATACGAAAAGCAGATTGCGAAGGAAGTAGGATGCTCACAGGGTACAGTGCACAATATCCTCAACAACAAACCTGCTTCCGCTCGTTCAACCTACAAAGCTAAAGTATTGAATGTCGCTGTAAGAATGGCTAATGAAGCTTTGGAAGTCACCAAAGGAATCTCCAGAGCGGCAGCCGAACTAGAGACTTTGCATCATGGAACTGCAAGCTGATTCTGCTCTAACCAAGCGGGAAAATCAAATAGCGGGACTGGCTGCTTGTGGCTTGGCAAAGAAGGAGATTGCAGACAGATTAGGTACTGCCTACGGAACGGTAAATGTCCTGTTAGATAAGGCCTACAAAAAGACGGGGACCAGCAAATTAAACGAACTTGGTGCTTGGTGGATAAATAGAGTTTTTGCTCTAAATATAGACTTCAAGCAATTACAGAAATCATTAATCGCTCTTTCATTTCTTGGAATTATTGCCTTTCAAATTGCATTTGACTGCAACAACGACCTTAACCGGAGTCGGCGGGCAAGAATACGAAGAAATAGGATTGAAGAAGTATATGAACTCTAATCAATATTAATCAGGCAGCATAGCATAGAGATGCAGATGTGTTTCAGTAATTAAAAGCTCAACACCATTCAAAAGTAAAACAAAGAAACAGCCTAATTAGAGATTATGGAAAATTGCTTCGAAATGATGGTCGCCCGATGCATTAAAATTGGGACGGTGCAAACGCTTACGATGCTGGGACTACTCCCCGAAGTAGTAACAATATCACAAGCGGAAGAAATATACGGAAAACGCCTAATAAAAGAGTGGCGCGAAAAAGCCTGGATTAAGTTTTATCCGGCAAATAATAAGGAAAGAGGAAAATATTATGTGAAACGATCCGAATTGGAAACAGCCAGTGCAATGATGGATTTGCATAATAAAGTTCCAGATAACATTATCAAACAACTAATGCAGATCGCTGTATGAGATATATACCGAAATCATCAGAAGTATTACAGGCTCTGCAAGATAGTATCGGAAAGCAGATTGCAGAAAGAGAAGAACAGAAAAAGAACTATGTTCCTACTCCTGTAGAGATTAAACCTGATAAAAAAGATATAAGCATAGAGCCCACGGCCGAAGATATTCTTTTAATGGAGGAATATAGACGTGGAGTATATCAAGGAGATTAATAAAATGCTAATATTTAAACAATTATGAGTAAAATTATTGAAGTAAAAGTGGAAGAGCTAAATGCGCTTCCAGCAACGAAAATTGTCGAAAGTGAAAATGTACAGGCAAAATTCGTTCAAATGTACAATGCTATCTGGGGAACAGATAAAGGTGAGCAAATGTATCATAAAGAAGTATTCAACTTTCAAAAACTTCTCCGTGATAATCCTGATTTGGCAGATTCGACAAAGATGTCTCTATATGGCTGTTTTCTTGATATAGCAGTCAACGGTCTTACATTAGATCAAACAGGACATCCACTTTGCTATATACTTAGCAGAAGCAGTAAAACCGGACACAAGAACGCACAAGGATATGATATTTATGAAAAACGTGCCTATGTTTCAGTTACAGGGTATGGCGAACTGACAATGCGTATGCGTGCCGGGCAAATCAAGTATGCGGATAATCCAGTCGTTGTATATGAGGGAGATCATTTTAAAGCATCCTTAGTTAATGGTATAAAGAATATCGAGTATGAAGCACAATGCCCCCGTACTTCAACCAAAGTTATTGCTGCATTCATTCGTATTGTACGAAATGACAACTCGGTAGATTATCAATGGTTAATGGAAGGTGATATCGAACGATTGAAACATTATAGTGAAAAAGCAAATTCGAAGTGGAACGATCAAACTAAAAGACGTGAATTGGGTAAAGCCAATGCACTTTATACTTCGAATAATGGAAGCATTGACCCTGGGTTCCTTGAGAATAAGATGATCAAACATGCGTTTGATGCTTATCCTAAGGTTCGTACAGGTAAGTTTACTATAATGGCTTCTGATCAAGAAGAGGAAGAAATTATCGACTATGGCTTGGTGGATGAAGACAAGGTTAATGAACCCGTTCAGGCTGTGGATAATCCTAATATTCCTTTCGGTGAAGAAAAACAACTGGAAGCTCCAGAACCTGTACAGGTGCCAGTCTCCGATGATGATGAAGACGGTGGATTCTAATACTTACTAACCGATTAAAATAAATAATATGGCAACAGAGTTAATCAAAATAGACGAAGCAAAAAATATTCTGTCATCTTTTCCCGAAATTATGGGAAGGAATACTCTCTCCGTAAAAAAATGTAATGAAGCAGGGCAGGCTCTCCTTGATACAATCGAGGGAGAAGGTATGAATGAAACGATAGATCAGGCTGCAGCTGACTTCTTGAAAAAAGTAAATACTACTCTCAAGAATATGGACGAACGTCGCAAGCCCATCACGCAGATATTCGACAAAGTTCGTTCTTTCTTTACTTCACAAGAAAAAGAAATTGATCCTAAGGATTCTTCTACAATCCCCGGAAAGCTTGTAGCAAAGCGCAATGAGTATGCTAAGTTCAAATATGAAGAAGAGCAGAAGAGAAAGAAAGAAGCCGAGCAAAGAGTATTAATCAATAATGAAAAGGTAAGCTATCAACAAGCAATAGAAAATGGACTTCTTTCTTATTTCAGTTCATATCTATCTTCTAAGGTAACCGAGCTGCAGAATATTTTTTCGGGATTGACTTATGTAAACTTTGATAGAGAAGTAATCGGTATAACTGTTTTCCAAACTGATTACCCGAAAGCTCATTTTGATAAATTCACTGCTGAATATGCTACCTATCATATCAATAAGGAGATAAAAGCAGAGATTCGCAAAAATACATTGCTGGGTAAATATGAGCAATATGCTCAACAGTATAAGGCTAAAATTTCAAGTGTTAAACAAGATCTTATCGACCGTATTCCGTCTAAGCGTAAAGAGTTGGCTGAACTGGAACAGCTTCGCTTGGCAAATGCAGAAGAAGCCGCAAAAGCAGAAGAATTGCGCAAACAACGAGAAGCAGAAGAGGCAGCCAAACAATTACAAGAGTTAAAGAGAAAGGAAGAAGCAGATAGGCAGGAGGTTGCAATGAAAACTCAACAAAGCTCAATCGGTAATCTTTTTGCTGGTGCTGCTGCATCTGTTGCACCTCCACCGACAAACGCTAAGGTAAAAGAAAAGATTGTTGTTCTTCATCAGCAAGGATACCTGGAAATATTTCAGATGTGGTGGATAGGCGAGGGGCAGACTCTTCCTTTTGATGAGTTAGAGAAGATTTTTAAAAAGATGACTGTATACTGTGAGAAGAAAGCAAACAGTAAAGATCAGACACATATTGAATCACAATTCATCCGTTATGAAGCAGATGTAAAAGCTAAATAATTATGTCAAATCCTGATTCATATTACTCACGTACAGAGGTCAGCAATTCAGATCTGACAGAACTTAAAAACTATCTTTATCCCCGTGCTCAATACGGGGATAAAGAGAAAGCTTTCAAATTCGGTACGCTTGTAGATGCTCTTATCACAGAGAATGACCGTGTTCGGTATGACAAGCTGATGGTAGATGATTATGTATATACACAAGAAGAGTTTGAATTAGGCCTTGAGATGCGTAGAGCTCTCCGAAAGGAAGCGGAGAAAGACCAGTTTTTAGCTGTTGTATTGGCACAGTCTGACACACAAAGGTTTATGGTTAATAGGCAGCAGGAGTTCTATTACGGGAACTTTGCTTATCACCTTGATACGCGGTGTAAGTGGGACTGGTGGCTATCTGCTTTCAACTTTGGAGGTGATTTAAAAACGACTTTTGCGGAATCCCAAGCACAGTTCGATGAAGCTATTGATTTTTTCGATTGGGATCGTTCCCGTGCCTGGTATATGGATATTGCAGGAAGTGAACAGGATTTCATTTATGCAATCTCAAAAAAGAATTGCAAAATATTCAAGCATTTTATCACCGATCGTAGCCATCCTTCATATATCAGAGGAAAAGAGAAATACGAGGACCTTGCTTTCAAATGGTGGCAATTGATGGTCTGATTATATTTTATCATAAAAATAATATGAATTTACTTATTACATCAAAAGAACAGATATTGGCTGAATTAACCAATATAGATTCATTTCTCAATATTACTATGAGTGAAGATGCGGCAGAGGCTGTACAACGTGGCAATGACTTAGCTGTATATGTTGCCCGCTCCGGCAAACTGCTTGCAGACTCGAAATATTGGCTTAATGAGACAATGAAGTCCGAGGTTATGCAAACGCTCGTTGATACAGCTAAAAATGCGAAAGCGACAGCAACAGCGATAAATGCCCTAATCAGTTCTTTATGTCGGGAGGAACGATACCTCGTTGATTGGTGCGAACGTTGTAACCGGACGGCAACACATCAATTATCATGGTGCGTAACTGTGATAAGTAAAGCAAAAGAGGAAATGAAAATGGCCAGTATGTATAACAATAAAAAGTAATCATTATGAGAACCCTGAAAAAAATCACAATCGGACTGGCCGTTATCGGCCTGTTTACAGCATTATCTTTCTCTCAAAGAGAAGATGCAACATCAAGAGAAATAACTACGGCCGCCGTCATGGGAGTTGTATCAACGTTTAGTATTATCACTTTATCAACTAAAGAAGATTATGGAACAAGTAAAAAATGAGATCAAAAAGGCAGTCGTTAAGAAAGATCGGCTGAATGTAGTGTACAATGAGCGTTTTTCTGAATCAAACTACACAAATGTAATAAACAAGAGCTGTGATCAGATTATTCACAGTGATTTAAGAGAAGCGTTTAGCCGTCTTAAATTGCATCTTGTCGTATTGTGTGAGCAGCCGGAAGCATCTAAAATCGATAAGGATAGTTTTACTTCTCCTGGCTATGCAGAAACCTTAGAAAACTATATTATTACAGGTTATGCGAACGACAGTGTCGATGGGGTTTCCGGAATAACTATCATAGGATCCAAACTTCTTCAGTCCGGCAAAGTTGTTGATCTGAAAATCTTCGTTCCTCTCCTTGATGCAGACTATCCTTACTATGAAGAATTGAGCATTGATACGGCAGCTTGTGACGCAGAAGTTGAGAGTTATCTGTTTGAAGAGAAATGGGGAGTCAGACAGGAACGTCTTGATTTTGATACAGACGAACCGGAAGAAGCCGTTATAATTGAAGATAAACCTAAAAAAAGAGGGCGAAAGAAGCAAATAGAAGCTCCAGCTCCTTTAGATGCAACTGCATAACACCAATCACTATAGGGGGATAATTCCCCCTACAAAATACTCTAAATCATGAATATCGAATTAAAAGGAGATAATTTTGAATTATCTTTCAAGTATAAACCTTCTATCGTAGATCGGATCAGGCAGATTCCTGGAAGACGTTTTGACGGTACCCGAAAAGTTTGGATTATTCCGACTAGGAGTAGAGTTGATCTTGAAAGGATGATTTATCAAATACAGCAATTTGAGAATATAAACTGGCTTAGTGGCAATGAAAAAAGGGAAGAAGAAGCTGTTTACGATATTCCGGAACTTCCGGAGCTGGTCATTCCTCATAATCTTAAAATTCAACCTTATCCTTATCAACTTAAAGGCATTGCTCGAGGATTAGAATTAAAACGGTTTATGAACTGTGATGAACCGGGACTCGGTAAGACATTGCAGAGTATTGCAACAATTAATATCGCTGGTGCTTTTCCTTGTCTTGTTATTTGTCCTTCTTCATTAAAAATAAACTGGCAACGGGAATGGGAGAAGTTTACGGATAAAAAAGCAATGGTACTCACAGATAAAGTACGTGATACATGGACCTTCTTTTATCAAACAGGAATGCATCAAGTCTTTATCGTAAACTATGAATCACTAAAGAAATACTTCGTACAACGTATAAAGAAAGCCGAAGGCTGGACGCTGCGCGATGTGGAATTTAGAAACTCAATCAATTTATTCAAGTCTGTTATCATTGATGAAAGCCATCGCTGTAAGTCTGCATCTACTCAACAGGCAAAGTTTTGCAAGGGTATTTGTACAGGTAAAGAATGGGTGATAGAGCTTACAGGAACACCGGTAGTAAATCGGCCTAAAGATTTGATTCCACAGCTGGCAATTCTAAACCGTATGGATGATTTCGGTGGCTACAAACCATTTGTTAACCGGTACTGCTCCGGACAAAGAGAAGCATCGAATTTGAAAGAATTGAACTTCAATTTATGGAAATATTGTATGTTTCGTCGTGAAAAGTCTCTCGTCCTTACAGATCTTCCAGATAAGATACGCCAGGTAAATACATGTGAAATTACTAATCGTAAGGAGTATATGGATGCAGAGCGTGATCTTATTATGTATCTACAGAAATATAAGGATGCCGACGATGAAAAGATTGAAAAGGCTCTGCGAGGGGAAGTCATGGTACGTATCAATATTCTACGGCAGATCTCCGCACGTGGAAAAGTACGCGATGTTATTGAATTTGTGAAAGACTTCCGAGAGAATGGAAAGAAGATAATTCTCTTTTGTTCGCTTCATGAAGTTGTAGATCAACTGAAACGTTACTTTCCCACTGCCGTATCTGTTACCGGTAGAGATTCGCAGGATGAGAAGCAAAGAGCGGTTGATGCCTTTCAGAACAATCCAAAAGCGGATATAATCATTTGCTCGATAAAAGCGGCTGGAGTTGGTTTAACGCTTACTGCATCAAGTAATGTCGCTTTTGTTGAATTCCCTTGGACGTATGCTGATTGCTGTCAGTGTGAAGACCGGGCACACCGTATCGGGCAAAAAGACTCTGTTACCTGTTACTACTTCCTTGGCCGGCGCACTATTGACGAAAAGGTTTATCGAATAATTCAAGAGAAGAAAAATATCGCTAATGCTGTAACAGGTTCTACCGAGGATATAGAAGAAAATATTGTCGATATGGTTGCTCGCATCTTTGATACTGATTATGATGATGAATAATTTAAGTCTGCAAAGATATGAATCTAATCAGGCTGAACTGGTGACCAAATGATTTCTCCATTGATATATCTGAAGTGTATTGAGGAACGGTTTGCAACCTTCTCTCCTGAAAAAGTAAATTCTTTATGAAAATTCTCACTTTCATGGTTAATGGTAATAACCAATGTATCATTTGTCGTGACTTTCTCTGTATTGATTTTATAAGATACAGATGTTTCAAGTCTACTTGAAGGGCGGATTGTTCTATTACGATATATTGTTGACATATATTTGTTTTTTTGCAAATATAATAATAATAAACTAATAAGCCTTGGGCGGCTTTATAAAACCCAATATTAGAAAGTATGAATAAACTTGGAATTTTGGCGGCTATCGTATTTGTCGCAATTGTTATGGGATGTTTTGTTACCATCCCTTATTATAACGTTTGGCAGCAAGAAATGTCTGGAAAGGCTGAATTCGCTAAAGCAGAACAAAACCGTAAAATAAAGATTGAAGAAGCTAAAGCTAATCTGGAAGCTGAAAAACTGAATGCCCAAGCTGAAATCGAACGTGCCAAAGGTGCTGCCGAAGCGATTAAAATTGAAAATGGAAGTATTACTCCTGCATATATCCAATATTTGTGGGTACGTCAACAAAGCAATCTGAATGATAAAACTGTGATATACATACCAACGGAAACAAACCTTCCTGTTTTGGAAGCGTCGAGAAATAAATAATAAATCTGCTATGCGGTATATTCTTGTTTACCGCATAGTTCAAATCAGAACAATAACGATTCTACTTATTGTGCCCCGGAGCATAATATCTCGCAGACTTACTGCCTGTCACTTTCTTTATTTGTCCTGGAGGAATTGTTTTATCCTTATGTGGGTGAACCCTCACCGACATACATGAAGTAATGTTAAGGCATAATGATATGCAGAATAACGTAAGTAGTAATTTGGTTCTCATATAATCTATTTTTTAATTAAACAAGTAGCAACAAAAAAAGTTTGGAACAATGAAAGCAATAACAATAAAACAACCATGGGCCTCTTTGATAGTCCACGGTATCAAGGATATTGAGAACCGGAGTTGGCGAACAAATTTCCGTGGACGTGTCCTTATTCATGCTTCCGGTTCCCATGGTAGAAAGTTTAGCGTTGACCTAACTGATGCGCAGACAAAGGTAGCATTTGCTACAATAGCTAAAGAAACCATGTTTGGAAATATGCCTTTTGGCTCCATCATCGGCAGTGTGGAGATTGTAGACTGTGTGCAAAACCACCCATCCATTTGGGCGGATAAAAGTGTATATAACTGGGTGTTGGCTAATCCAATTCTCTTTGAAAAAACATTTGAGAACGTGAAAGGTAAGCTATCCTTTTGGGATTATTCCGGTTGCAACGAAGTAAAGATTGAGTGTCCGGAATGTGGCAGTATTGAGATGGCGGTCGAAGATTACACAACAGTTCCATTTAATACATTCATCCACAGTTGCAATAAGTGCGGGTATGTGATAATGGAGAGTGAGTGGAATAAGATTAACGAATAACTGAAATAGATATGAATAGCAAAAACAACAAGAATGAATCACTAATTGAATATATTGATAGTTTAATTAGCGAACTTAACATTGTGAGAAATCATGTGTTAAACAATGATTTGCAAACTGCAAGTGAATATACCGATGGCATAGTGACAGGAAGTGAAGAGTTGAGAGATAAGATTGATGAGAATGATGATTAAGTTATAACAACTTTCAAAACAAGAAAGAATTGAATGAAACGTCCACAGAGTAATGGATTATTCGAAGTTGCAGGAGGTCAAGAGAAAGAACGTGGCTTCTGCTGCATGAAACTGATAACTTTCCTCTCTGCTAATAATGTAACAGATTGGGATGAATGGCATGGAGCGCATCTTTCTGCTATGTCAGGGAGATGTCCCTATGCTTCGCAGTGCCCAATTCATGAGAGAACGATAGCAGTAGTAGGTAGAAGACCAATACAATTTAGCTTATTTTGAATAATGACTAAAGAAAAGTGCATTTTATGCGGAAAAGAAACGGTATCGGTTATTAAAACTGGTACCGTCTTTATGTGTTATAATTGTTATGCAGATCAGCGTAATCCTACGCGCTCTAAAGAAGTACATAATAACGAGGAAGCTCGAATACAAACAGAGTTCTTTAAACTTATTCCTCTATATTTCCCTAATATACCTGACAAACTTATATTTGCCGTTCCGAACGGTGGAAGCCGTCATATACGTGAAGCTGCTAACCTGAAACGTCAAGGAGTAAAGTCTGGTGTTTCTGATGTGATCGTACTTATTCCCAAAAAGGGTTTTGCTTCTCTTTGCATAGAGTTTAAAACGAGGGTAGGGAAACAGTCAGAAGAACAGAAAGAGTTTCAAAAACAAGCGGAATCATGCCGTAATAAGTATGTGGTAGTTCGAAGTGCATCACAGGCAATCGAAGAATTACGAAAATATCTTTCTTAATAGAATTGAAATTTGTAATACTGAAATTCCACAGATTGAAATAGCTTTTATATGATAGGGGAGAGGGCATCTATTTTTTATATCTTTGCTCTAAAATTACAAGTATGACATTTGAAGAAGCAGTATCATTAGTTGATAGGATAAAAGAGCAAGTTATCGGTGTACCTGTTAAAGGCCGTTTGATTGAATCTTTGTTCATTGGGCCTACAAACTGGAATGAAATGCATGTTTTTATGAATATCAGTTTGCAGAAAGGAGAGGATGAAGCTATCAGCGAGTTTATCGGAAAAAGTTTCTCCGTGTATGGCAGGTCAGTAACTTATATTAATCCTGACCTTCCTCGGTGGGATGTTACTGTGCTGGATGATTGGGAAAAAACTATTTATAATTGAAAGAGGTAGTTTATTCGGCTACCTCTTTTTTTACGGCACTATAAAATATTTTGTGTAAATGGAAATACGGGATTCAAGTTTGAGTCTCGTATTTTTTATTTTATACATTTGCAAAATGAAGAAGATTATGAAAGACAAGAGTCAAGTAGTGCCCGATGAGGTATTAAGTAAGGAGTTCCTTAGCCAATTCAAGACAGAAGCCGATGTGAGCAGGTTCCTGAAACAGTTGCATGCGCAGGTATTGAAGAAGATGCTTGAAGGTGAGTTGGATGCCCATCTGGGCTATGAAAAGAATTCTGTGGCGGGGAACAACACCGGAAATTCACGCAACGGCAGTTATGCGAAGAAAATCCAAACCGAACATGGTGAGGCTGTCATTTCCATTCCGCGTGATCGGAACGGCCAGTTTGAGCCGATAGTGGTACCCAAACATGAAAGCCGTGGACTTTCCATAGAAAAGCTTGTTATCTCCCTATATGCCAAAGGTATGAGTGTTTCTGATATAGAGGAAGAGATGCGTGAGATTT